TTGAAAGCCATCTCCTTTCTACGTTCTTCATTTAGAAGTTCGTCTTTAATTCGTTCTGCCAATTCCTTTTCATCTCTGTTATATCCATTAATATTGATCGTTACACCACCAAGTTGAGCACCCATGTTATTCTGACTAGCAATAGCACCCAATTGATTTCCATTAACTCGTGCACTCATCAAAAAATCTGACTGAATACTATTTCCTAATGAACTATTCATCATTTCAGAAATACTTCCACCCATATCATTAACTGTTGATTTAACATCCTCAAACGATGTTTTCAATCCACTATTAAGTCCTTGCATGATAGCATTACCTGCAGGTATCAACAATCTTCTATCATAGCTAAGCGGTCCTTTATGGTTAGCAATCCATGATGCAATTCCACCAACGAAATTCTTCACACCTTCAAAGGCAGACTTCAACCCACCTAGAAAACCATTAATTATTGCAGAACCAGCCGACCATAGATCAATACCACTTACAGAATCCCATATGCTTGATACTAATGAAGCCATTGCAGATAATACATTTGGTAGTGCTTCAAGAAGACCTTTTGCTAACTTTCCTATTAACTGAAAACCTAGTGCTAATAATTGTGGAAGATTCTCTACGATTGCTTTTATCAAATGCCCAATAATAGAACCAATCGCCCCTAATATGGTAGGTAGATTTTTCAAAATACCATTTGCTAATTTCAAGATGATTTCAACACCCTTTTCCAAGAACTTAGGTAAGTTATCTTTTAAAAACATTACAGTTGAGTCAATTAATGTATTAAATCCTTCCACTAATTGTGGAAGATTATCGACAAGCCCCTGTAAGATGTTCAGAAGAATATCTGCACCACCTTCTAACATGACTGGTAGGTAGTCCGTAATGATTGCAAAGATATCAATTAGAATGTAATTAAAATCATTTAATAAATCAGGAATCTTTTGAATAATTCCATTTGCAAAATTCGAAATTAATGCAACGCCATTTTCAATAAGTGTTGGAAAGTTAGATTCTATAACTGGAGGAATATTTTCCAAAAGTTCAGCAAAGCCAGCAATAAACTCAGGATAACCAGTCGTTATTCCTTCGATTAAATTCGTGACTAACTGTGCTCCATTCTCAATAAAAATAGGTCCTGCTGTCTTAAGGAATGTAATAACCATTGATGGCAGGCCAGTTAATACATTTGTTAGCATTGGTATAAAATTGCCAAACAAGAATGTAGCAACAGTAGATGCAAGCCCCTCTAAAGCTGGTGTAATATCCTGTCCTAGCGATAGACCACCAATAACATTAAGTGCTGCAGCCTTCATTGCAGCAAATGATCCAGTAAATGTTGTACTTGCTTCTTTGGCAGTAGTTCCTGTAATGTCCAGTTCACTTTGAATAACGTGAATTGCCGAATATACATCTGCTAGATTATTTATATCGTACTTAACGCCCGTTATCTTTTGCGCATCTTTTAACAGACGTTCCATCTCAGTCTTTGTACCACCATATCCAAGTTTTAGGTTATCTAGCATGGTGTAGTTCTGTTTAGCAAATCCTTGATAAGCCATCTGGATAGATTCCATTGATGTACCCATTTTATTTGAGTTATCAGCCATATCAATCATTGCTGTATTAGCAGCTTCAGCAGCCGCTTCTGTATCGCCCTTTAATGACGATAGCAAGCTGGCACTAAAGCCAGTCACATTTTCCATATATGCATTTGCGCTTAATCCAGTAGTTACGAAAGCATCGTTCGCATATTGCTTCATTCTATCAGCAGAACCCTTATAAAGAGTTTCAATTCCACCTAAAGATTGCTGTAGAGCAGCACCTTCATTGATAGATGCCATCAAGGCTTTTCCAATTCCAGCCGCAACGATAACTCCTTTAATTGTATCGACCAGTCTTGATCCAGTAGCCTTACCAGCGCTATCTGCTTCAGCACCTAGCACATTTGCAATCGAACCTGTAATACCTTCCGCAGAAGGTACAATCTGCACAAATGCAGAGCCTAAATTACTCATGAGTTTCTCCTCCTGCTATTCTGTTCCATTCAGATTTGAATTCTTCGATAGATGAGAATCTATTAACTTCATCATTCTTAGTCCCCATCAATTTATCTACTAGCATGCTTGGTGGATTGACACCTTTTGAACCATCTTTGGTTTTGGCCCACCATAGTAACGACAATCTATCAATCATCATTGCCATCATTAATTTATCTACTTGTACATTCGAATCCGAAAGCAACATCTTGATGCGTGAATCCTCCCTTAAACCAAAAGAAAGGGTTGCCAATGTTAAAATCGACAACCCTGTAATATCTAAAATATGATATGTTTCTGCTAAATCACAGAGCCACGCATCACGGTCTGTTTTGATCATCCTGGCAAGGGCAATTATTTTTTTACTTCTTTACATGTTTTAAAAATGTCTTCGATTTCTGCAATCACTTTATCTGCTGGAACCTTACCATTTTTATTACGGCAATGTTCATATAAAGATGCTTTTTGCTCCTTACCTAAAAGCATACCTGCAGCCTTTATGATGTAGTGTTCTTCCCCATCATCAACCTTCATTAGAACTTCTAATAATTCTGCGTCATTGAAGTTTTCTTTTGGAATCGCAAAGTTAAAACCAGTTCTTGTTACACCTTTAAAAGTTTCATCATTTTGAATAGCAATTGTTTTCTTAATTGTCTTTGCCATAATCAATCTCCTTAAGCAGCAGTTTCCTTAATATATTCGTAATGAGTATTACCGTTATCATCTGGTAATGCTGTAACTGTAATTTCATATGCAATTAACTCATCATCTTTATATGTAATTTCTCCAACTTCTGAGATTTTACCTTCTGGAATGACAATACGTTTTGCAACGCCATTGCGTAGGATGATTTCAATTACATATTCAGCACTGTCTAGTTCTTTTGCATTTGCAGAAACCGTAATTCCTGTAGCTAGCGTTCCTGAAACATTTCCTGAACCATACACAGTAGCAAGTACATCCGTATTTAATGCTTCAATTAACTTAAACTTGAATGTATCCTTTTTTTCTTTTTGTGTTGTCGCAACAACAGCACCACCCCATGACTTAATATTGTCAGAATCAGCAGAGTTATTGTTTGTAACTCCATCTTCACCAACATAACCAAGTTCTTTAAACGCTACGTTCAATGCGGTAGTTGCATCTGCTGGTAATGCTGTTTTTAGTGGTGCTCTGTAAATTGCACCAGTGATTTTCGGCTTAGCAACCGAAACATTTTTTGTTTTTGGCATTTATTATTCTCCTAACTATTGGTAATAAACCAAATTAAAAACCGCTTGATAGCGGAATCTTTTTGTTTCTGTATCTGTAAAGTTGTAATCACTATTTAACTTGCATTTTGCAATTTCATTAAGTTCAACAATCTCTCTCATTGCATTCTTTAACTCTTCATTCAACTTGCAAGCTTCTAATAGTGTTCCACCATATGACTTGATTGCAATTGTTGCTTCACGAACTTCTCTATCATCACCATCAGTTCGCTCAATAAGAACATATTTTTCAGGTGGAGTTTTCGGTTCTGACATATATGCAGGAACAGATAACTTCTTGCTTAAATATGTATAGATTACTGTCTCTATCATTTTCTTCTAGACCCTCCCAACGCTTTAAGCAGTTTATTATCCTTCATCGCCTGTTTATCACCATTTTGGCTTTTGGAGCCAACAACAGCACGCGTTCCTGCAATATACGTTTCAAATTCTTCACCCATCTGTCCTTGAACACGACCAGCATGCTCTTGTAGGACCTTTTGCATCTCAGTTGATTTAAGTAGTTCGCCTACACCTTTTCTATCCAGCTTAAAGCGTGCCTTACTCATATCGCTCTACCATTACCTTCTTATTCCAGCATAGAGGAATAAGTGATTGAATTCCCTCTTGTGGAATCCCAATTGTACGCCAGTCTTTTCCGAAAAAGCGCACCTTCTTGTTTTCCCAATCATGAGTATCACTCTTAGGTATCGCCAGTGTGTATACAGCACGTCTTCCTGTTAGATTGACCGTATTAGTAACATCTTCTGTAGATGTTGGTGCAATCAAAACATTGCTAACTTCAATTGGTGTATTTTCGACAATAGGTTCACCAAATTCGTCCTTCCCTTTTTCTATATCATCATAGAGAATGATTGTTTTTCCTACCATCATAGTAAACTCTCCAAAGGACTATGAGAACCAAGTTTATTTCCAATACCTAGTAACTGCTTTTCTGTTTTAGCTAGGTAAAGTTCTCCAACAGAGCCATTATTCAATGTCCACGATTGAGTATATCCCAAAGCTCCAATGCTACCTTGAGTTGCTCCCATCGGAAACGTTTGCGTTTCTTGACCATCCCCAATAGCTCTTCTGACCATTCGACATGTAACAACTTTCTTTACATCTTTTGAAGCATGAGGAGCATACGCATCGATAATGACACCTGCTTCATCAATCAGTGCTGTTGCCTTCTCTTTTTCATTTTCTTCAAATGTGCGAAAGCCTTTTTCTACATCAACTATCTCTGCGTACGCCATCCTTACGCTCCTTTCTTTCCTGACTTCTTATCAGTCTTCTTTGAATCTTCCTCTGTTTCGTCTGTATCCGTATTCTTTTCTACCTCAGAAACAGTTTCATCTTCATTTGTATCTGAGGCAGGTTCATAACCTGCCTCAATGTATTCATCTACTCTAGAATCATCAACATACATTAATGTTCCAGTGATTTTATTAACAAACGGTTTCATTACGCACTCTTTGTCAACTTATTGAATACGGACTTGTCGCAACGGAATCCAATTTCGATTTCTGCACGTACAGCAAACATATTCTGCTGCCATAGATTGATTGTTGTACTGCCATCTGTTAATGTTGCTTGATCAGAGATGCTAATCTGAACACCCTCTACTGTTCCATATACAGCTTGTGTCCAGTCGCCAGCAAATCCTAATGTCTTTGGAGTGCCATTTACATATGCGCCCTTAGATGAAACTGTTGGAACACTTAATAGCATTGGAACAGCGCCATCAGCAGCAGAGTTAACAAATAATGGACGCTTATTAGCATCTACAGCGAGTAATAATTCACTCTTCATCTGTGGAGATACTACAAATCCGTTTGTAATACCACCATGGCTAGCAATATCAGCATCCGCAGCAACTAAGCCCTTATATACATCTGTCTTTAAATCTTGTGCTGTTGCAGTTTCTAATGTATCGAAGTTTTCTCCAGGAGCAGCAACACCACCAAAAACTGTATTGTCGAACTTCTGTGCTAACGCTAAAGGTAAACGGTCTACCAATGCTTCATATAGAGCCTCAGCATTACGCTTAAATTGATTTGAAAACGGAACGATAACGGCTAATGTGTATGCACTCATTAGCTTTGTTTCTAAGCCTGGCTTGGAAACTTTCTTCTTATCTGTTTCTGCTACCCACGCAGCTTCTGGATCTCCAGTGATAACAGGAATAGTTACGCCATTGCCTGGTAAGTCAATCTTGCGTGCTAAACGCATTACTGCTGAGTTTTCTTGCAATTTTTGAATAATATCAGATGAAACTGAAGATGGTAATTTGATTGTTGTTGTGTTGATTCCTTCTGCCATAATTTTTTCTCCTTTTATTTATTTATTGTTTCGTTGAACCAATTTGCAAACTGTTGTTTAGTGGAACCAGTTGGAATATTTTGCAATTCTCCAGAATCTTTAACTCTTGGATAACCATTTGTCTTTGCGAACGCAAGAATTGCTTGTGCTTGTTCTAAACACGCTTCCTCAGTTAATCCAGTTAATAAGTTTGCCGGCACCTTAGTATCAGATGCCACTTTTTCGCGAATATCTCTGACTTCATTTGCTTTTGTAATCGCCTCTAACTGTGCCTGCAGCGCATCAGTCTTTTCTGCCTTTTCTCTATAGACATCAATATCTGTTACTTTAGCTTTCAAATCTTCGTAATCCGCAAATTTTGCACGTTCTTTATTCAATCGTTTCAAAACGATATCATCCACTTCTTGTTGAGTAAAAGTACGTGCTGGTTTTTCCTGTGTATTTTCTGTGCTCACAGTAGCATTGTTTTCCTGTGTTTCATCCACAGTGACGTTTCCCTGTTCTACAGTTTCGTTCATTTTTCCTCCATCCTCGTTTAAGGCACGAGTTGCCATAATAAAAGCACGGGTTTTCCGTGCTTATTTATAAAATATATTTTTATACAATTTTGCTTATTTTAACTACAATATCTTTGCCGATAAAATCTCACTCTTTTTCAAAAGAATAATATGGTTTGTTTCATTTGGAAATATATCAATTTCATCTTCCCCAGAATCAGTAGCAATACTAGGGTAAAAATCAATAACTTTTCCTGTTATTTTGATGCCAGTGCAGACACTTGCTTCAATAACTTTTCCATATAAATCACGTAGTTCCATTACTATCTACCCCCTTTTTTCATTTTTCCTTCTTACTAGGATAATCTGGTGAAATGTGTGTTCCACCTTTGCTGTAATGTATTTTAAAAATCGTTGTTGGTGCTGTATTACCATCTATATTATTTACAGCCTCCCCAATCACAATATCATTACTTACAATAAGTTCCTCTGGTATTATTTTACCATATAAATCTGTTCTTACAATTCCTTTCCCATGATAATTCTTCACAAGTTAAGTTTCAACATAAACGCAA